GGATAATGAAGATTCATCTATTGATTTTACGTGACTGACTGTGCCAATATTATTGACATGACGATCATATTTGTAACTATGCTCCCACATATCTCGAACTTTTCTATAAAGCCATTGATCAAACCATTTCATTTTTATTCTCCTCTTCTTGACATAGCACTCGCATAATTTCAAATTTGTCATACAAATCTTTTAGACCTATATGGCGTTCCATTAATGCTTTTAATTTTTCTTCTTCGTCACGTTTTTTTCTAGCCCAATCTAATAGTGACTCTGCTTCATGATTCAACCCTATGTTTACACTGCTCATGTTAATAGGGACATAGTTATTGCCATCATATACTTCCATTCTTTGTGCGTTAGTATTGAACCTCACATTACCTACATTCTGCAAACCACTGTGTGCATTTATGTAGGTACTGGTTGACCCACCCATAACTTGCATATACTTTCCTGATCCATGAACACTATTAATCATATGTACTCTATTAATAAAATTGAGACGATCAATCCAATCATCAAATAAATTATGGAATGAACTAATTGATCGATGCCGATCCACATCCAAAACTGATTACTATCTGGAGTCATCCTAACAGTTATTCTACGATGTGCACAATCTATACTATAATGTAAGACTGCATCAAATACTGCTAACATAATACATGCTTGCAGTCCTAAAAAATGCATTAGAATTACATAGGTCAACGCACCATGCAATCCAGCGTGTTGGAGTCCTCCAATACGCCAAAAATGCCCTTTATCTCGTAGCATACGATCAGTTTGCCAACAAAAGTCCGCTAAAAAATGTTTAACAAACAATAAAGATAATACTAACCATGTTGTCACTCTGGATACTCCGCACCAAGAAATTCACTATATTGTGTTGCTTGTTCACTCAATCGTACTAGTTCGTATTTTCCGCAAAATTTAAGAAATTGTGCACCGACCATCGGCTTAGATTTTTTAACTGAACCATTTGTAATTGTTTCGTCAATCTTAGTACGAATCTCTGGTGGTTGTGCAGTCAAATCTACTAGAGTTACATTTCGATTATAATCATCCAGTACACGATGTTCTACACCATTGTGGTCAGTCCACCTCTGCAACATTAAATTGTTCCAGTCATACCCTTTTTTTGTTTTGTCGGCGAATGCTTCTTGTAAGCCAACCTTGGACTTGCTGCCTTTAGTGCGAACGCCAGGATAAGCGGAAAAAATATTATCGCTTGAATCACCACGAATACATTTTTCAAAAAGTATCCACTTAGGGTCAGGAATGACTTTGGGTAGTTTTGTTTTTTTATCAACAACAATTTTTCCATTTTTATCAAGAATGCCTTCTAATGTATGTAATTCTTCTGAAATGCCATTATATTGATTGACGTTTTCTGCTAAAAGTTGATGAAAATCTGAATCGCTACTAACAATAGTATGATGATCATCTGGATGTGCTTGAATGAATCCAGCAATCAAGTCATCTGCCTCTAATTCAGGATGTTGTAATACAGTACAATTTGTTTTTTCTGTGATGAATGTTTTAAGGTCATCAAATGCTTCATAGAACAATTTTTCTTCTTCTTGTTCTGCTTCAGTCAATGCAGCACGTGCAACTGCACGATTGGCTTTATATGGTGCATAAAAATCTTTACGCCACGAACGTCCTTCGAGGCAGAATACAACATGATCTGCTCGTTGTTCACGCCAACATTTACCAATACTGCCTAATGTTACATGAATAGCAAATCCAAGTTTATCCCATGTATCAGACTGGCGATGGGCTGCATGTCTTGCACGGAAAAAAGTGTTAGCTGCGTCTACAATAAGGTATCTCATATGTATATAGTAGCATATTAAATGATTGATGTCAAATGTGGTAATAAAAAATCAGCCCATTTTTCATGAGCTTCTGCACCAAAATGATAATTTATATTTGATTTAAATCCGTTATCAGTTAGCCATTGCCAATATGTAAACTTTTTATCATAAGGAGATAGATAATTATTACCCCATGATTTTTTATCGGGTATGCTAAAAAAACTATATGTATTAAAGAATAAATGTGGTATTTGCAAATCTTGCAACTCTATGTGGAATTGCCTAATTTGTGCGTGAGAGTTTTTTTCTGCTTCCTCCCAATTTAAATCTAAAATATATTCTTTATATCTTTCTTTAATTAAATCAGGCCAATCGTGCCCAACACCACCAGCATTAACTTGCCACCATACATTGTTGTAAAACCATTCTTCACGTTCCCAAGTACTCCAACCTATAATAATAGCATCGGGTCGGTGTGTTTTTAAATAATCTCGTGTTGTTCTAATAATACGGGAATTAGAACTTGCACTTTCTGCATCACAATGCAAAACTGCGTTAAGTTTATTGGCAATATTACAACCATAACTTACACGTTCATTGTCTGGATGAGGAATTCTACCTAGTGCATAATATAGTGAATCATCTTCAGCAAAGCAAAATTCATTTACTGCTTCTGCACCTGCACTATGGCTGTCTCCATTAACATATAGAATCACGATATTTCTGTTCTTCCATTTCCTAAATCGTTGCGATCTACTCTGCGTGGTCTAACATCTACTGGTTGATTTACTTCCCACTGTTCATAATTTTCATTAAGAATGTTTCTACAAACACTTTGGAACCAACGATCAACTATTTCCGCATCGGTATCTGAAGGCTTCATTTGATATCCAGCACGTACTAATTTTGCAACAAAGATATCATTCCAATCAAGTTCAAACGCACCATTACCAACGTCATCCGGATCTAAATCCACACTGACTACGTTAATATAAGGTTCACCTGCTTCTGTTGCCTTGTCTTTGGCTGACTTCTTTTTAGGTGGCGGACTTTTATTTTCTGTTTCTTTTGATTTTTGATTTATAGATTTTTTATCTTTTTTCTTTAGCCAATCAAACATTAGATTGATCCTTTCAATTTTTTATGCCTCATCTGTTTTCCCCCATTTAATTTTCAACCAGATTCGTTCATGAATATAATAATCAATGCTTAATAAAATATGTAATGCAGTGGCGAACCCAGTAGCATTACTTAAATTTCCTGTAAACAAATAAGTCCAAAATATTGTGAATAACCAAGCGGTTAATCTATAAGTTAACATTCTTACCACTGTTCGTTTTCTTGTCTCAACCATATTGTGCTACCCTTCGCATTTGTTCTTCTAAATTTGTTATTAATATATTATCATAAAACTTCAAGATAAACATACTAGCAGTAGATGCGTCATCACCGTGAAAATGTAACTTTACTCTACGAGACCCGTCTTGATAATGATGGCATGGCTTTGCTTTTCCGTATTGAACTACTTTTACTGATTTTTCTACACCACGACCATCATACCAAGTTTTTTCACTAACTACTCCACCAATCAAATTAAACCATTCACACATTTCATCTGTGAGTTCTTTAATATCAACTTGTACTGGAAAAGCGACAGTACATCCTGGTGGTAAAGCAATCATTAATCACGATCCATTTCTGTTGCTTCTTTTATTAACTTAGTTAATTCTTCTAGTGAGTTACAAAGAATCTTGGCGGTACACCAGTCATCCGAATGATCTCTACCGCCAATTTCTAGCATAAACCCATTGTCATACATATATACATTAAAGTTATCATTAACTTTCGCAAGTTTTTCACCAACTGTCATCATTTTTTTCTCCTAAAAAATTAATTTAATTTATACCATGTGGTATACCACTGGTATGCTGAATCCACTATTTGTTCAATAGTAGAATATTCTGGTTTCCATTTAAGGAGATTATATGCAAGTGTAGAATCTGCTACTAAAGAGTCCGGATCACCTGCACGTCTATCTCCTACTGTTACTTCCACCCCGCCGTATTCATCTTTGATATAATTAATAATTTCTTGATTACTAATTCCATTTTTTGATCCAAGATTAACCGATATAGCTATTTTTTCTTCTCGGGATAATCCCCAATTTATCGCAAGAACATGTGCATTAGCTATATCCCATACATGAACATAATCACGAATGCAAGTATGATCTGGGGTATTAAAGTCTTTGCCATTTAACACGAATGGTTTATTGTTTAGTTTTGCCTCTAATATATTAGCTATAATATGACTTGCACCTGGTGATTGACCTAAATCATAATTAAAAGGCTCGGCACCGGCTGCATTGAAATACCTAAAACATATACTAGGTAGATTATATGCATTGTTGTAGTCTTGAAACATTCTTTCAATAACAAATTTACTAAATCCATATGGACTAATAGGAATTTTTGGATCATCTTCTATGATTGGAATCTTAGAAGGGTTTCCATACACACTTGCACTACTACTAAACAACATCAGGGGAAGTTTATTAAAGTCTTTAACAAAACTTAATAACTTTTCTGTTTTAGAAATATTATTATTATAATACTCTGATGGATCAGATACACTTTTTCCAACTAAACTACTACCAGCACAATGAACAATTACGTCTGGTTCTAATTTTTCTATCCATAATAAACTTTGTTTACTGGAAAAGTCGTCAATAAGATATCCATTAATATCTTTTAACGTATGGTCTCTTCGTACACTATCTATTACAAATACTTGATTTTTAGTATTTGCTTTTTTTAATGCACGTGATATGTGACTACCTATGTACCCACATCCACCAGTAATTACAATTTTAGACATATTAATATCTTGGTTTTTTACCTAGATATGGTTTTCTTTCAGTATCACGTGGTCTATCATTTCGATCTACTGAATTAGAGGTTGCTTTTTTATATTTCTCGTAACCACGCCATACCCAACTACCACGATTGTAGAGATCTGCTTCGTTAAATGGTGCCAGTTCCATTCTACAATAGTTGTGGAAATCTTCCAAATCCTCAAAAATTTTTACAATTTCTGGATTATTTTCGAAGTAAGCATACCCACGATAATTCTTAATCATTTTTATTTCCTATATTAAGGTTG